CTTCCATGTAGGCAATCGTGGCCCAAACTACCTGCCACAAGTCTGGAACCAGAAAGCAATTCACAAGAACCGCGCGGAATTTATCGAGAAGATGAAGCGGTACTATGGGATCGAGCGCAACAACATGGGCGCAGAGTACACAGACGCAGAGGCCAACGCATTTGCTGAAGGTATCATGCTCAAGCTGCTTGATGAGACAGAAGACGGTGTGTTCATCCCAGTCAAAGGTACAACGAAGAACTCTACGTTTGAGAATGTAGATTACTCCCGTGTTATCGAACTTGATAAGTACGCAGAAACAGGGATTTTAGATGAGCTTGAAAAGTTCTTGGAAGACGACCTCGAAGCAATCCTCGTCAAATACTTGGAGGGAAGCTCCCGCCGTCTGACGTCTGCGAAACGCTTCGGCGTGAATAGCCACGCCGTCTCTGACTACATGACTGTCGGCAGAGAAGGTCGGGAAGGTATCATTGCACTGCTAACAAAGAACAAGCAGTTCGAATATGACATCACAGCTATGAACCCAAAGGGACGTAAAGAAGTAGCTTCTTTGATTGATACAATTCGCATGCCATTCCAAGGCAAGGAGAATGAAGCCGCTCAGTTTGTGGATGAACTTATAGAGGTTGCAAGCACATCTGGCCCCGCTGGAGCGCGGCAGATGTTGATGGACATTGCTACGATTGGCTCAGACGGAAAGGTAAATCCTGTTTATGTCAAGCGTGTGGATGCCATAGTTGGCGCACTTAACGATTTCAAAGGCAAAGCTGGCTCTATCGCATACGATGAAGGTGAAGAGTATGTAGATAACGCCATGCGTATTCTGATGAAGAAGCCAATGCACGGCACAAATAAGACTGGCATGAAAGTGTCACGCTCGCTTCGCTTCTTTAACAATGTCTCCCTGCTTGGCTTTACCACCCTGACATCTATCGGTGACTTGGGCTTGCCCATCATCCGCTCTGGTTCTTTCAAGTCTTGGGCAAACGGAGTTAAGAACCTCAAAGACCCTGAGTACAGAGAGATGATCCGCAACGTAGGCGTGGCTATGGAGAACATTGTACACGAGCGGATGGTTCACCTGTACGGTGCGCCAGACAACAAAGCCTCGCACGCATTCTTCAACGCGACATTGCTCACACCGTGGACAGACATGAACCGCATGATTGCAGGTGCCACTGGCTATGAGACCTTCAAGACTATGCAAAATAAAGCATTAGGTGCTTTTAAGGAAGGCGTGCCATACGCACAGCAATCTAGGGAATACAAAACTGCACACCGTTTCTTGAGGAGCTATGGCCTTAGTGAGTTTCTACCCGGTGCTAAACGTGCTGACGAAACTATTGGTATGATTGATATGATGGCAGACGACACTGTTCGTATGGGTGTCATCAAGTTCGCAGACGACGCTATCTTCCAGCCAAACCCCAACGACATCCCGATGTGGGCGCAGACGCCTGTTGGACAACTTGTATTCCAACTGAAGTCTTTCCCGCTGATGATGTCACGGATGACAGGCCACATACTGAGCGAAGCAAACCAAGGAAACTTCCGACCGCTCATGTATCTTGCGTCTGTCGGGCCAGCGTTCGGTATAACAACACTGGCTGCGAAAGATATTATCCAAATGCGCGGCGGTGAAGATGACCGCAGCCCAGAGTTGCGCAAGCGGAATGTTCTCAAAGCACTTGGCTATGACGAAAAGGTACACGGTGATCAGGAGGATTTCCTTGGCTGGTACGTCGAAGGCATGATGGTTATGGGCGGCTTTGGTCTGCTCGGCGACGTCATTCACTCCGCAGTGAGCCAAGTAGACAACGGTGCATACGGTCAACAGCGTATGTGGTCGACTGTTCTTGGCCCATCATTTGGTCTCGGCAATGCAGGAATGCAGGTGACTGCTGGCATCTTCGATGAAGGTGACAACAGCAACGCCAAAGAGCGTTCAGCAATGCGTGAGGTCGCAACCCGAATCCTCGGCGGTAACAGACGTATCCGCGAAGGGATTGTAGACGCTACAGCAGGTGAAGCCTCAAGCGGCAACACAGGCGGATGGCAGTCTAGTTGGAGCAAATCTTATTGAGGTGAAACATGGCAGTAGCAATGGAGAAAATTCTAGCGTGGAAGATCATGCCGCGCATTATGATGTTGGTGATGACCATCATGTATATACGCGTGATTGAATGGTTCATGTCACTGCCCCAAGACGTCGTCAGCACACAGGCAACGGCGTTGACCGCAACGGTAACAGGCGCACTTACGGGTGCGTTTGCTGTATGGGTGGGGCATGAAAAATGATACAAGCATTATTTGGCCCCATCGCTAGTCTGGCAGGTAGTTGGCTAGACGCAAAGACAACGAAGCAAGCCGCCGAAGCAAAGCTGAAGCTGACTGAAGCAGAAGCAAAAGCAAAAATCATGCTCTCAGAGAAGACGTCTGTCGCAGACTGGGAGCGCATCATGGCGCAAGGCACACAGAACTCTCTCAAGGATGAGTTCGTAACCGTCATTGTGCTGATCCCGGTGATCCTCTGCTTCATTCCCGGTCTGGAGCAAACAGTAAAGAATGGCTTTGATCGTCTGGCTGAGTTGCCGGAGTGGTACACCTACCTCGTTTATGTCGTCTGTTGTGCCGCCATTGGTATTCGCGGTGGCAAGCAGTTCTTCGGAGGTAGAAAGTAGAATGGATAATATTAAGTTACCGATTGCTTTGGTTATCGCAATGGCAGTTCAGTTAGCAGGCGGCGTCTGGTGGGTCTCACAGCAGGCATCAACCATATCAAGCCTCGAAGAAACTGTCAGTCAGCTTGGCTCTCGTATGGCCATAGAAGACAACATCAACTTGAAGCGTGATGTTGCAAACAACAACGACGACATTGGCCGCATCTGGGATGATCTGGAAGAAGTCTGGGAAGAAATCTCAGGTCTCGCATCCATGATTTCGAGGGTCACAGAAGTTCAGCAACGCGTCGCAATCATTGAGAACGAACTCAAATATATCTCGAATGGCGTGAGATAATGGAGACTTGGCAAGCATTCCTCCTCCTGATGGTCAGCATCAATACCATTGTGAACTGCTTGCGTCTGTATGTTGAAGTAAGGAAATCACAATGACAAACAAAGCTATGAAACTTCTGCAAGAGAAGTGCGGAGTAACAGCAGACGGAGCCTTTGGCCCCAACACTGCACGGGCTATCGCCGATCATTACGAGCTATCACCAGAACGCGCGGCCCATTTGTTAGGTCAGGCATCTCACGAAAGCGGTGGCTTCAAGCGCGTGAAGGAAAGTCTGTACTACAGCAGCCCCGAAAGAATACAGAAAGTCTGGCCTACTCGCTTTAGGACTGTAAAGGATGCAGAGCCATACGCACGCAACCCAGAAAAGCTGGCAGGCAAAGTATATGCAGGCAGGATGGGCAACATTAACGAAAAAGAAGCTGCCATGTTTATTGGCCGAGGATTTCTTCAATGCACCGGGCATACAAATTACAGACTGTTCGCAAAAGATATGCGTCTGCCAGAGGTTTTGAACGCGCCATCAATGCTTGAAGAAGAGTATGCGTTCGACAGTGCGCTTTGGTTTTTCCAGCGCAACAAGCTCTTCCAGCTTGCAGACGACGGTGTATCGGACGAAGTAATTAAGATGATTACACGTCGTGTGAACGGTGGGTATCACGGTCTCGACGACAGGAAAGAACAGACGAAAAAGATTTACGGGTGGCTGACTTAGTCACCCTCTAATCTTGTCTGGCTGGCCAGTAAACATATTGAGACGTTGCTTTATCTCAGTGTTGTTCTCAGTAAATTCTGCGCCCAAGGCTGAATAGCCAATCTTATCTACCCAACTGTCATCATGGTCAGGACAGTTCAGCAACCTAGCTGTCTTGACCCAATCCATCATCAAGATAACGTGCTGTTCTGTCAGGTATCCCCGATCATTCATAGCCGCGCGTACAATTATGTTCCATCCATCGGCAATTTTACTATGGTTCTCGAACGCATCGCCATAGTCTTTTGCTCTCTGGCCATTGATGAGTTCCTTGGCCAAGTCTAAAGTTTCATCGCGTTTCAATATACTTTTCCCCCATAAACTATTTTTACTTCCATCATCAGCCAATCGCGCTTTGCGATTTCGTCTCTAAGGTCTGTTCTCATACTTACGCATTCCTCTCGCAGACGCGTCCGCTTCTCTCTGGCTCTGGCGTATTGCGCTTTGTTTTCTGGGCTAGATTTTTCAGCAAGCAACTCTGTGAGCCTGTCTGATATGGACAATATCTCGTTTTCTTTGTCCTCGATCTGAGCGGATCGTTCAGAGATTGCTTCCGATAGCCATTTGTAATCTTCGCGGTATGTGTCAAAACTTTTCTGCATTACATCACTCCTTCGGCAACGGCTCGTAGAGCTTGTAATCTTGACACAAGACAGACGCGTCCTTGTCGTGCTTGTTGCAGTGCCATCCACCATCTGGCTTTGGCCTGACGAACTGACAAGTCTGGCATCTCTTACCGACCTCGGCACCTTCCCAGCCTGCGCCAGACTTGAAGCATCCTCGGCATCTCCAGTCTGAACTGTCGGTACTGATCTTTCTGGCACCACCATCAAGCACACGTTGAACGCGCTCCTTGAGATGGCTGAACTCGAACTCATCGTAGTCCACAATCTCTGCGTGGTACTCTGAGTTATTCTTACAGACAGCGATGAAGAAACTGCTGTGAATTTTTGACATGCCCATCATCATCATCAACTGGGCGTAGTATCTTGGATGCGAATATTTTACGCCATCCTTCTTAAACTTTTTGAATGAGGCATCGTTCATCGACTTGATTTCTAAGACGCGGAGTATCCCGTCGTCCAACTCGATGTGTCCGTCCATGTGACAGACGACGTGGCCTTCCCATTCTTCATATGTGTGCTGCCTGCCAGTCAGCCCATCAACTTCCCAAACCCGCACGTCAGCCTTTTCTTTAAGGTCTTTGACTACTTCGTCTTCGAGGATGTGGCCCAAGCGGAATATGCGCTTGAGGCGAGCGTCTGGCTCAGTGTTTGGAAATCCTCGCATACTGTATGCTTGGTATGCGTCACAGGGATGTCCGACGCCCGAAGCCCCAA